CTCAGTTCGGGCACACACTAAGTGGTGATATACTCTCGGGCCCCCGGTAGCTTTCGCCACACTTTTCCCGAGCAGTCTACGGCAGTCGGCCTTACGAGGTAGGGAGTCCTTTCGGACTCGCAAACCCCTAGCCGCCGCCGCGTTTTACGTCCAGGAGACGTGCCTGACCCTAGGTGGTTCGGCAAAGGCCACCCAGATACGCTCAGTCGGAGCCACAGAACTCTTCCTGGTCAGGGAAGCTGGTCGACTGACTGGTCCGGAACTTGCGCGCTAGTCGCCGTGAGTGCTGCTCTTCCGTAGAACAGCCGTCATGGTCGAACTGGCGTTGCGCGTAGGGCCCGTCCGGTTGGCTATCGACCTCGTCGTAGCCTTCAACCGACACCCAACGCGTTGCAAAGTCCCTGCTGCTTGCGGTCCTTCCGCCTTCAGCAGCTGGGCTGGCGCTCATGAGTGAGACACCAACGGGCTGAGGGAGTTCACCTCCCCCAGAAGGCCCGAGGCGTTGCACCTCGAGGCTTAGGGCTGCTACCTGGTTCTCCAGGTTCTGCAGTGCAGTTGTGCCAACTGTGGGTGTGAAGGACATGAAACCACAAGGCGTGATTGTCAAAGTCCGTGTTCCCGCGTACGCTACAAGGGTGCCGCCCGTGGCGGCGCTGTAGTTCAGGATCTGCACGCCCGCCCACCCCGGATAATAAGTACCCGGTTGGTAGGTCGTGCGCTTGGCAGGCTGCCATACGACCGCCTGGATCGAGAACCCAGTCCCACTGTAGTTCACAACCGAGACAACAGTTCCTAGGTTAGCTGGGGGGTATCCGAAGCGCGGGTAGACGGTGCCGTCGTAACGGGCTGTTAACAAGTAGTAGTCACTCTGGGTTCCATCCCAGTAGACTGCTGCTGTGTTGACTCCATCCTGTTGGATTGTGTAAGACAATCCTCCCTGCACCCCGGTAGTGGCGTCCCAACTACCCGTAGCCGCTAAGGACAGCGACTGTGCTGAGGAAGAGGAGTTCGTTTGTGGGACGAACAACTCCACTGTATACTCGACGTACAGTTCACCTACGTTACCGGTACTAGTGCCGGAAACTGCTAGGTAAAAGTTAGCTACATCATAGGTTTTAATGTCAGTCCCTGCGGGCTGAGAGGTAGGCCTGACAAAGAGGTCAGGACATTTCCTTGGAACCACTGATGAATGGGAAAGCCATACGTTTGCACGCGTGGCCCCCTGGTACTGCATCATGACCGCCTTAGTGGTAGGCGGAACATCGCTGGCGTCCATGTCAAATGCCCCCATAGTCACCCCCGGAGTGGTGGTGGCCACGGTGCTCTCAAATATGAATTTGAGCGCAGAAAAACGATACTTATCGTAATTCTTAGCAATGGTCGACAACCACGGAAAAGTTGCCGCCTGACCCGGATTGACCGCAAATGGCAGAACTGTGAAAGCGCTCTGCCCTGCGATATCGGCTATGTACTCACGGTGTTTGACCACCGTGGCACCAGCACGAACAGCGACGTTGGGGCGTATATTCACGCCCCTCATGCCCTGAGCAGCGGGCACTGAAGCCCGCCCCTGACCGGCCCCTTTGCCGGTCCCCCGTCGCGCTCTGGCCCCCTTTGCAGGAGGTTGCTTCGCGACCCGAGTCTTCTTAGACTTATTGGTAGGCATGTTGTGTAAGTTCTTAATCGTCGTGTGAGAACCGTATGCGCTTGTTAGAACCACGTACTAACTGTACGAACAGGCGAACCAGTCCTGGTAAATGGACCTATCCGCCTGTGAGACGCCCCCGATGGTAAAGGACAGTCCCCGTTCTATAGTGAGCTGTTGCTCCGGAGTCAAGCCCCACGCCCTTGCGTAGGATTCCCTACACTCTGCAGTGATGGGGATCGCTCTACTCCTTTGAGGTGATCTGAACTCACCTAGCACGCGTGCGTGCCGGTCGTTCTTACTCCAGTACTTGCCATCGCCGGCGCTTATTAGGGCGAGGGCGAGTGGCTGGGCAATGGGCATTCCGTAGCCTATTGCCAGCTCACACATTCCGACGGATTTGATGTAACGTGGTACTATGCTGGGAGCCAGTTTGGAGCAAGTCCAAGTTGTGCGACTGAGAAGTCGCCTGGGGTCCCGCATCATCCGCCAAGCTTGCCCGTCAAAGACGGGTTTGCACTGACAGAAGTCGACATCTTGATAGTCGTACACCACATCACACTTTGTTTCCATGCCGTACACCGACCAGTACTCTTGGATACCTCCCCCCACCTTCATGAGCGTTTCGGCGTGCTGCCTAGAGACTACGACAACCGAGTCGTCGCCGTCCACATAGACAGAGCCAGGCACACATGCTTGGTCCAGCCAGTCTTGCAACATGGCTGAGTTGAGTATACAATTGCCGAGACCTGTATTAAGGTCACCAGACATTCGTGTACCCGGGGTGAAGTACTTTGTCAAGTTCTTGGTCATGCCTTTGTTGAACAGCTGCCACTTGAGGAGCTTGCGCAACAGGCGTTGATGGTATAACTGGTCATAGAACCAATGTTCCACGGAGAGGAGCTCCGAAGAGCAGTGAGCATCAAACTTGCTATGGTCTAGCAAGAAGAATACTGGATCCTCAAAATTATTCGCCTTGGCCAGAAGGTCTGCTGCCCTCTGGTGAGAGTTCCGGGACTTGGCAATAATGGGTATGCCAAACTGATCCTCCAGACTATAAACCCACTTCTCGATTGGTTGAAGGTACCTAGCTAACTCTAGCATGTACCTCTTGGTTCGATACTGAATGCACCTAGGAGCCTTAAAGTCCTTAGTGCTGGGTGGGGCGTCTCCCAGCATAACTGCCATGGGAGACCCGTTGTCTAGCGAATACTTGTCCTCCTTGAGGAACATCTTTACCCACGAGTCTTCGTGACGTATGGGTTCGGCGATGAGCTCAGCCCTAGCGCGCTGCAATGCCTTGCGCTTTGGACCTGCGTAGTGCCCTATAACCTCACTGTAGGTACTCTTCTGAAAGTCAGGAGCCTCCTTCAAACTCCTAGCCAATACAGACTTCAGACGTTGAGTAACTACAGGTGTTGGCGGGTCTTTACCTCCTTTTTGGTGCCGATTGAGGAGAGCGAGCATCTCATTGCATACACAATCTGCATGAGAATAGACAATGGTGTTGTCATGAGCTCCCTGTCCTAAGGGGGTTGAACGGCGTTTAGTAGAGCACGGCGAGGGTCCGGCCCGAGCCCAGCTGCCTTTGAGCGATGGCGCATCTAAAGGAAGATGACGCGCCATGCAGACTGCTGGGAGAACCTCGCTGTCCTACTTGGTTGAAGGAAGGGTATGCCTCGTCTTGAAGAGGCTAAAACCCGTGTGGCCAGCTACACCCTTGGTGATAAGCTTGGCCTGCTTCGCACGCTCCTCTTCTTGGGAGCCCTCCTTGAGGAGTTGCCTAACCTCCTGCTCACCCTCCGAGATGGTCATGGCGAAGCCTACAGCTTCGGTGATCATATGTGTCCGCTGCTTGTAAGAAATGTCAGCGGTGTCATACTTCTCGAGGAATCGCTTGCCCTTGGCAGCGAGGGTTTGCATGAGTTCAGGTGTGCGTACGCGGAAGAGAGCCTCGCCCTGAAGGTAATAGGCGAGCTCTTCGTCAACATCCACTTCTGGGTTCCTAGCCGCCCGACGCTTGGCTAATGAAAGCCTGGTCGTGTTGGCGTTCGTCTTGAACGTGCTCTTGAGGGGCTTATTGGCTTGCGTGTTGCGATAGGGGAAGTCCTGTGTCAACCTAGTCGACGGTCCAGCAAATTCTGGCAGGGTTCTCCTTTTCGCATCAAGTGCCTTCTGCTCCTCCTCAGAGAGCGGCTGGGGCTCAGGCGCAGGGGGCTCCGGGGTGGGTTCCACCGGAAGTACCTTGGACTGAAGCTGTGTCCACCTAGCCTTACCCTGGCGCAGCTTGTACATGCTGGCCTTGGTAAGTAAGGCGGGCGTCAGCCGGACGTTGTCAATGTCGCCCGCTTCGACACCGGACTGAAAGTCAGCGGTGCTACTTTGGGTGATGACACCAACATCGGCCTGCTGAGCCGTGCTTGCGTGTTCCATGGCTGTGTGCTTGTACTTGGAGGGCACAATCACACGCTCCTTGAGTCCTGGTCTCGTCGGGGCTGGTTGGCCCGTGTAGCACCCTCTGGTGCTAAACTGCTTTCTTGGGGAGGTGTGGGTTGTCCTGGTCCCCGTAAGCGAACTCCTCGAGTCTACTCGCAAGAGCGTCCTTGAAGGTGGCTTGCTCTGCGGGCGTGACTGAGTTGTAGAACTCACGGAAGGACCAGGTGTCCCCTTCTTCTCCGTACTGGTGGAGCAGTCTACGGACTGTGCGACGTGCTGCGGCTTGCTTGCCGCCGCGCCTGGACTTGCGCTTGGCTTGAGTGGCCGTGGGGTTATCCACTCCCCATCGGTCGCCGGTCGTTGCTTCCGGCTGTGGCTTGGCTTGCCCTTCCCCCACTTCGCGCCATGTGGGGGGTTCCCAGCGCCCTTGCGGTTGCTGGGTCCGGCCTTTGGCCCCCCGCGAGAGGGGTTTAGGCTGGACTGGCTCGCCTTGTGGGGCTCGCCAGTCTTCCCTCGGCCCTGGTGAAGGGGCTTCGGGGAATGCCCAGGTGGATCTGGGCCTCCGCGCTTGTGACAGCTGAAGCAGACTGTGTGATTGCTCGCGAGAGCGATCTTGTGCAGTCCGCATTTCGCACAGGCTCTGCATGAAGAGCCGCCCTGCGAGGTCCTCGCAGTCGACACTCTTTTCGCCTGTGCGCCACCCATGGAGGATGGTTTCCTGCTGCTTGCGGGAGAAGAGGTTCCAGTCTTTGGGGGCCGGTTCCCCGAGCTGACGCTCAAGGATTGCTGGCCTGGCTGTTGCATCTGAGATTGCTAGTGCTCGAAGACGAAACATGGACTGAATCCGGCGCTGTAAAT